AGGGCTTCTCGTGCTATAGAATCCGCCATGAATGGAATTACTTCCGTTCGAGCGACATCAACACGATCTTCAAAAGAAGATATTCTTGATGGAATCCACTTACCCTCCGTTACATTTGTCATCGATTTTAATAAATCAACAATTTCATGCAACGTCATAGTAAATGGTAAACTTGGTTTATCCAAGTTTTCCAAATCCTCATCTTGAGGATCGACTGTGAACGCTACTGCATCTTTCAGCGTTATTTTGTTAGAATTAACAAAATAACCTAAAAGTCCTAAAAATGAAGTCATAAGAATTGAATTTTCTTTTCTTATGTCTTCACCTTTGGTTCGGGTCAATGTTTTTAATAACATTGGCCCTGAAGTGATTAACCCTCTACGAGCGGACGAAAGAACTAAGTTCATTCGACCCATCACAGAGTTTTCAGCTATAAATTGTTTCCAACTCAAGCCTGAAACATCAATTCCATTAATACCAGTTCGTTTAGCAAATTCAATTGCAGAAACTTCTTCTGATATTAATGATTTTGATGGATTAACACCTACTTTCAGTAGGTCCATTAATCGAACATATTCAAGATAGATTCGGTTATCGAAAATAACTAAATCATCTCCCAAAATTTCATAATTATCAAACCACGTACGAGTTCCATAAACATGGAACGCACAAGTTTGTAATATAAAATGATGAGTCACAGCTAACATAGCCCACGAAGATAAAGCACCCATTGGTTGCCCTGTCTTGTAGAATACATAGTCTATGTCTGAAATATATTTATTCTTTCTAATCATATAAGGTCTCAATACGAGAATCTCTTTCCATAATTTTCCAATTGGTTTCCCTGATATAAAATCGAGGATTCCAACTTGAAGATCAATAGGAAGGCGATCCGTAGCAGATGATAAATCAACTGAATAAGCGCAATTAGATAACTGAGCCTTCTTCATAGATCTTTCAAATGACTTATCTTGATCAAACGTACCATCATTAGGTAGTGTTTTCAAGAAATTAAAAAGTTCATCATGTAAAGGTTTAAACAGAGATTGTGTCCAAATATCTACAATTGCAAATATTCGAAGTTTACCAGCTGCTTCTTCTTTGAATGAAAGTTTCCCTAATGCTATATCATCAAATGATTTAACAGAACGAGAAAATTTTACCCATTGAAGATCCGGATGATCCTGTAACATTCTTTCACACCAACTAATAGTTGTATTCAAATTTAAACCAATTGTTGATCTTGTAATTTTACAATACTCAATAAAAGGTGAATAAATTTCAGGATATTTTGCTAATGCAATTGCATCAGTTAAAACACTCTGAATGGCTACTGGATTATTAGGTCCAGCAGACAATGAATTAATTATTCGGTTGGCAGAAAGTTTACGGGAATCAAAAGGATGACCTTTTTGATTAAAGATAAAAATTTCTTTAGACACATTGATAATACGATTAATTGTGATATAGTCACCATCGAAACTATCAGTTATAGTATTTAATTTAAGATTCATAGGTCCATCAAGGATTCTATAAATACTTAAAATAGATAACCATAACCGAATTGTTCCGGGGTGATTATTACGAATTGCTTTTCTATCCATCGTACCAATAAAGGTAGGTAACCCGTTAATTAAACGAGGTAAAGGTAGATTAGGTTCGATATCACGTAAAGTCTTACAATGATTAGACGAAAGTTTTCTCTGAACAGTCATATGGCAAGCTTTTAACCATTTAATGGTAAAAACTACACCATGGTTTTTATAAAATTTAAAAACCAAACCAAGGAAATTATTTATTCTTCTAAGTCTAGGTGAAACTTGAGTTTTCCC